AGCTATACAACCGATGTCAGCAATTAGATCAACTAATGTTAATTGAGTTACGTCAATAGGATTAGCATAAACAGCAATGTTTCTTTTACCAAATATAATTAAGAAACCATTGTGTGCTGCTAGTCCGACTACCTCGTCACCGTTAGGAAAAACATCAATCAACGACAAGTAACCTGAGTCACCTGTAGATAGATTAGTGCCGTCTAGTAAAGCACTAAAGTAGACTGTTTGTTTATCATTAGCAATGTCTGCCCACCATGTTCTACCATAAGCACCTATAACTACATTAGGCTTAAAGTCAGCAGCAGAACTGTATGTGGTAGGTACTGACCCAGCATCACTAAGTAAGTTAAAACCATAAGCACCTGTGTGGGCATGAGCTGCTCCTAGTTTGTGATACACTATAGGCAGATGACCAGCCTGTGCAAAATAAGCATAAGGACTAGCTGTTGGTCCCTCACCAAATACAATACTAGCACCCATCCACTCATTAGCTGTTATGCTGTAAGCTATTGTTCCTGATCCTGCTGCATTAGCTACTGTAGTGTTAACTGCTGTAACTAATGTAGAAGCACCGCTTGCTCTTGTAAATAACTTGTTATTACCTCCAACAAATGTAACATCTGGATCAGGTAAATTGTAAATAAAGTCAACACTGTTAGATGCTAGATCAGAGTTTAACGCTGTGTTTACTTTACTCCAACCACGTCTAGCACCGATACGACCAAACTTATCTATGACACAATTAAACGCTTCTAGTGCGTAGCCTGACGCAAGATCAACACTACTTTCCTGTGTGTTAATACCAAGAAAGCCTGGTGCTGATATGGTTGATGACTGTAGTCTACCAGCCATTAAACTGCTGCCCAGACGTACTGATCGTTTTGTCTGCTCTCTGCCATAGCTATATGATCTGCTAGTGACATATCAGCTAACGCTGTTGCTTCCTGTGCAGCTAAACCACCGTCTTCACCACGCTCTGCTACAGCTTGTGCATAAGCATACTTAATAACAGGCTCAGTAGGCACAAGCAATGTTGTTGAAGCATCAGTTAGTTGTGCTTGAGGTTTGTATAAGTTAAAAAATATATTTTGAATACTATCAGGAATAGGAAACAAATCAACTTGTGTGTCACCACTTGCGTCTACACCATTAAAGTTGTAGTACATTGGTGAGCCTTTTTGTGGATCACCGTTTAATAAATAATTATTCATTTTACTAGAAGTTACACCCGTTAAAAAAGCATCTTGCTCAGAGTGAATAACATCCATAACTCTAAATCGTTGTCCCGATCCTGTAAGAACATAGTTAAAAAGATCAGCAGACGTTGTTACTGTAAGCGTTTCGGTCAACACGTTCCACTGAAAAGAATCTTCTACAATTCTTTTAGCGTCATTGACAAAGGTACTGATTAACTTAGAGTAGACAGTATCTGTTGGAGCAGTTACCTCATCTTCTCTAAGTCTTACCAGTACATTATTAACTAACTCTAAGTAATTCATTGCTATCCTTTTACTTGCCTTTGAACAGAATTAGAAAGCTCACTAAAATGAAATAGTGGTTTACTTGTCTTTGTATGAGTCTTATTAGTATGTAACTCTCCGTTAGGCATTTTGTGATAATTACCTTTCCAAACTTTTCCGTTTTTAAAATAATGTTTTACACTTTTAGCCATAATTTACGCCTTAATAAGTTGGTGTTTTGGTACGTGGTTTTTTTCTTTTTTGACATTTACCTGCTGCTTTACATTTAGTAGGAGTGTTACAAGTTTTACATACTTTCATAAATTACCTCTATGAGTGAAATTGTGTTGCTAGTGATGGTTTTAATTCCATAGTCACTATGTAAGTAATCGTGCTTCCAGTACCACTGCTTTTAACTCTTATTACGTCATTTTCTTGCATATCTATTTGTAAGTCTTGTAATAATAAATACTCACCATTAGTAGACTGCAGTGATTTAGCGTGAGCTAACGGGTACTCTGTTGTTGAGTGACTGTCATACCAGTACACATCTGCGTCTTCATTACCAGCAGTAGCTAAGATATAAATCATGTGTATCTCAGCAGTGTTTTTAGCTGGTACAGTATATATATCAACTTTATCGCTACTTCCGTGTCTGGTTGCTACGGCTGTTACGCTTCTTGCCATGAATTAATCTTTCTATTGAGTTGACAAAACCTGTCCATATTTCTTGTGGACTAGGTAGTAACCATCCTAATACCAATAACAATAAATACCACATAGGTACATTAGTGTTATTTTGCACTAGACTATCTACTTTAGATGTATTAATGCTGCTGTCGTTTTCCTTCTGACTAACATTAACATTTTCACCTTCGATCTTGGTATTGTCTTGCTGACCTACAACTTGCTGTGTGTTCTCTTTACCTACTTGAGCATTAGCATTAACATTAGTACCAGATTTACCTGGCATTACTGCTTTAATTAGTCCTAATGAACTACAACCTTGTATGGTTATTATACCACAAAAAGCTATAATTGTCAAGTATTTCATCTATTTAATATAAGGTCTACTAGCCATCCAAAGGAAGCACCTAGTATTAGCAGCAGTACACCAGCACCTTTCCACTTAGTAACTACATCAGACATACACTTAACGTCTATACGCAACTGCTCCATTTGACGTTGTAAAGACTCTACTTGAGCTTCTAGCCTACCTATCTGTTGGTTTAGGTCTTCCATTACCATTTTACCTTATCTGCCCAATAGGCTGCTGAACATTTACCTTTTGCTATATTTTTAGCGTGTCTTGCTTTAAATGATTTACGTTTAGCTTTCATTCTAGCTGACTCACCTGCTTTTGGTTTACCTGCTGTTTTAGCACCTTGCTCACCAAACCTTATAGTTTTAATAGATCCATCATCACATTTAGCTACAACAACGTGTGACTTCTTAGGATGGTTTGGAGTACGTTTAGGTTTGTTAAACCCGGATACACCTGCTCTCTTTAATCTAGGATCCGCTGCCATTGTATACCTCTAACAATTTAACTCTAACCTTTAAGTCATGGAATTGTTCTAGCATCTCTTCTTTAAGTTCCTGTCTAGCAAAAGCATTACCAGGACTAGGAATGATCTGACCTTGTGGGTCTACTAGCATCATCATATTAGCTTGTAACAATTGTATCTCACCTCTTAGATCATTGACGTTACTAATAACCCACCACATCGCAGCAAGTAATACTGGTATAATGCCAGCAAGTAACGTAGCTAAATCAAAGTTCTTCATTAATCTGCTGGATCAGGTGTGTTGCCTTCTGCTAACCACTGTTGATATTCTTGCCAATCTACGTTTCTTTCGTCGTTAGGAACGATTGCACCGTCTGATGTACGAATGATTCCTGATAATACTTCACCAGTAATTAAATGTGTTTCTCTTATCTTGTACATTTATAACTCCGCATCTGCTGTTAGTTTAGCTAAGTACCAAAAACCATTACTTGTTGCGTTAGCAGTTGGATTTAAATGAAATCTTTTTTCATCAAAGTAATTGACAGACACACTACCGACAGCGTTTAAACTACCAAGCGTAACTACTACTGTGGGAACAGCCCTCATTTGTGCGTGCCATGTCCCAAAACATCCAGGTCCATAGTTGCCGCTTACAAAATACCCAGCAAAAAAATCGTATCCGCTATCAACTGGTTGTGAATAATATCTTTGACATAAAACAAGTTCATGTCCAACAAGTCGATGATCGAAAGCAGTAGCTGTTGATCCTTCTTCTAGTTGAACTTTAGAAATTGTTCCTGTATTAAATTCAATACTTAAATTACTACCGCCAGTAGCTGTACCTGTAACTCCTGAAGCAGCGTAAGAGCCTCCTCCTATCTTTCCTTGTGCTGTGCCTGTCCAAGACAATACATGAGTTCCTGACTGTAAGTTACTGCCTTCAACGACTTGAATAAGAGATCCAGCAGTAATAGTAATTGTTGTTACATTAGCACTGGTTGCAAAGGTATATGTAGCACCACTAGAACCGCCTTTAAAACGATCATGACCGTAAACTCCATGAGCCAACGTAACAGTACCTGAAACCTCTCGTTGATTAATTAAGAAGTTACCGTTGATAATCTTATTCTTACCAGTGACACTACCAGCAGCAGCGTAGTCTGATGAGTCAAATGCTTTAACTTGTGCCAGGTTAGTAACTTCACTATCCATTAATGCACCAGCAGCAGTAACATTAGTTGCATCTGTTACATCAGCA